CAACCAATTAAACTACGATTTAAATGGTCGTTTTACAAACGAGTTTAGAAACGATGTTGGTTTTTCTCAAGTTATTGGTAGCAATACACCAATTACAGAAAATGAAAATGCAACACCTTTTACCATCACTCAAAACTTAAGTTATTTCTACACAGCTAGTGAAAAAAGTATTTTTGCACTAGAGATGCAACATGCAATGCAAGATGAAGACCCTTTTTATATGGCGTCTATAGAAAATGCAGATACAGACCCAAACAATAATGTAGATGGTTTTGATGATGTAGCAGATGTTTTAGGTTTAAATAAATCTCAACAGTTTTACAGATTAGATCAAAATAGAAGAGTAAAATCGAATCAATTAGATGCGAAATTAGATTACTATTATATTTTAAATGACAAGAGTAACTTAAATTTTGTTGGAGGTACAATTTTAAGTCAACAAAATTTTGATTCAAGATTTTTTCAAGTATTAGATAATGGAAATTCTTTAGACCCAAATTTGAATATTCCTAATGTAGCTAATGCGCAAAATACAAACGACACTGAGTATAATTTTACAGATTTATATGCTGGAATGCGTTATAGAGTAAAAACAGGTATTTTTACTTTTAGACCTGGTTTTACTGTACATTCTTACAATGCTAATAATACACAATATGGTACAAATTATTTTAAAGATACATTTGTAAGAGTGTTACCTGAGTTGAATATTATTGCTCAATTTAAGAAAAGTGAAAACATGACTTTTGATTATAGACAGAGCGTAAATTTTACAGATGTAAACCAAATAGCAGAAGGTATTGTAGCTAATAGTTTTAACTCATTCTTCTTTGGGAATAATGATATTATGAACGCTCGTGCACATTCAGCAAACTTAAATTATAGAAGTTTTAATTTATTCAATAACACTTTTGTTTTTGCACGTTTATCATATAATAAAACTATGGAACAAAAAAAGTTTATACAAATTTTAAGAAAAGTTGTGAAAGAAGAGGTTAGATCTGTTATAAAAGAACAATTAACTGAAATTTTACAAGAAGGGTTACAATCTACTATTAATACTATGGCAACGGAACAAAAGAAACAATCAATTACAGAAACGTTTCAAAGTACTCCGACAAAGAAAAAGAAAATTGAGTTCAAAGAAAATAAATTTGCAGATATATTAAATGAAACAGATTTATTACGTGAAAATAGAACATCTTCTGATTATGCAAAATTAATGACCGAAGATATTGTTATGACATCAGCTGATGCACAAGGTTTTGGTGTACGAAGAACAATGAATGCTGCTCAACAAGCAGTTGTAACTGATGTAGAAACCGGAGAAACACTACAAGCTGATCCAGTAACTGCAAAAGCTATGACACGAGACTATAGTGCATTAATGAAAGCTATTGACAAAAAGAAAGGACGTAACTAATTAAATGGGATATGTATTTGAAAATATTAATCCTGCTACTATATCTGGAGATATTGGTATTGGTGTAAAATTTCCAATGAATAATCCTGCAGTTTTTTCAAGTACATTTACAACTATTGAAGCGGTTAAATCGAATATTAAAAACTTATTATTAACAAGAAAAGGCGAACGAGTCATGCATCCAAATTTTGGATCTGACTTATTAGAAATTATTTTCGAACCTAATGTTTCTGAATTAAAAGAAGATATACAATTAATTATTAGCAAACCAATTTCGTTTTGGATACCACAAGTTGCAATAGATACCATTGATATAATTACTGCTGAAGATGATCCGTCATTACAGCATGATTTAAAAATTACTATTAATTTTGATTTAATTGACACAGCTGAAAATGATACAATTGTAATTTTTGCGTCTGAAAATCAATTACAAGTGGAATAAAAATGGAAATACAAAAAGATGTAACATATTTAGGAAAAGATTTTGGCCAATTTAGAAAAAACTTAATTGATTTTACTAAACAATATTTTCCTACTACATATACTGATTTTAATGAATCTTCTCCTGGGATGATGTTCATAGAAATGGCATCATATGTAGGAGATGTTTTAAGTTATTATTCAGATGTAAATTTAAAAGAATCTATATTATCACAAGCTTCTGAACGTGGTAATATATATGAATTAGCAAATGCATTAGGATATAAACCAAAAAATGCAATACCTGCATATACAACATTAGATGTATATCAATTATTACCAGCTACTGGTACAGGTGATGATGTTAGGCCAGATTATAATTATGCATTATCAATACAACCAGGTTTACGTGTTAAACAAAGAGATGGAAATGCAGAATTTAGAACATTAGATGGAATTGATTTTTCCTTTTCATCATCTATTAATCCTACAGAAGTTACTATATATGAAAGTGATCCAACTACTAAACTGCCTACTTATTATTTACTTAAAAAACAAATAAAATCTGTTTCTGGAACAATTAAAACTGCTGAATTTACATTTGGTTCTCCAAAAGCATATGATAAAGTAGTTTTACCTGATACTAATATTATTGATATTATTTCAATTGAAGAGTCAGATGGAGATAATTGGTATAATGTTCCTTATTTAGCACAAGATACTATTTTTGAAGAAGTTCCAAACTTATTAGAAAATGATCCTGACTTTGTGCAATATAGAAGTAGTTCGCCGTATTTATTAAAATTAAAGAAAACTGCTAAGCGCTTTGTTACGAGATTACGAAGTGATAATCGATTAGAAATACAATTTGGTGCAGGTGTTAGTGATAACAATGATGAAGAAATTATTCCAAATCCAGATAATGTAGGAAATGGTTTAGCAGGATTTAGAAGACCAGTAGATGTTGATATAGATCCATCTAATTTTTTATATACAAGAGCATATGGACAAGCACCATCTAATACTACGTTAACAGTTACATATACAGTTGGAACAGGTATTGCAGATAATGTAGAAGCAGATGTATTAAAAGATATACAATTTATAAATTATGATGATGATCCAAATTCTACTATTAATGCTTCATTATTAAATTTTGTTAAATCAAGTGTTGCTGTGAATAATCCAAATCCAGCAAATGGAGCAAAGACTGCTGATTCATTAGAAGATATAAAAAATAATGCAATATCTAATTTTGCGACACAAAATCGTTTAGTTACAAGAGATGACTATATAGTTAGAGCATATTCAATGCCAGCAAAATTTGGTTCTGTTGCTAAGGCATATATCGTTCCAGATGATCAAATAATTCAACAAGATCTAGTAGAATCAAGAATAGCAAATCCATTAGCAATGAATTTATATGTATTAGGATATAATTCATCTAAACAATTAACAGAATTGAATTCAGCAGTTAAAGAAAATTTAAAAACTTATTTAAGTTATTACCGAATGCTAACAGATGCAGTTAATATCAAAGATGCATTTATTATTAATATAGGTTTAGATTTTGAAATTACGATATTAAACAATTTTAATTCAAATGAAGTTTTATTAAATGTTATCAATGAATTAAGAACGTATTTTGATGTAGATAAATGGCAAATTAATCAACCTATTATTAAAACAGAAGTATTAAATGTTATAGGAAATGTAAAAGGAGTTCAAAGTGTGGTTGGCGTAACATTTAAAAATTTATATGATACTGACTTAAATTATTCTGGTAATGTATATGATTTAGAAACAGCTACAAGAAACGGAATTGTTTATCCTAGTTTGGATCCTTCTATATTTGAAATTAAATTTCCAAATCAAGATATCAAAGGAAAGGTAGTAAATTACTAATTAAAATATTTATTTAAAAAGTCATGGCAAAGAAATTATCAAAAACCGGAATATCAACATCGTCAACTATACAAGCTTGGCACGTAAGTCAAAGTGTGGATGCATTGGCATCTCCTAATGCGGATGCATATAATATTAGTATTTCTGGAAGTTTACGTGTTACAGGTTCTGTTTCAGTAACAGAAGGAATTCTCAATAATTTATCATCATCATTTGCATTAACTGCTTCTCATGCATTAAATGCTGGTGGTACACCAGGTGGATCAGATACGCAAATCCAATTTAATGATGCTGGGGCTTTTGGTGGAGCAACAGGGGTAACCTATAGTGTAGATAGAAACACATTATTAGTAAATAATTTAGAAGTTACTACTAATATAACAGCGTCAGGAGCTATATCATCAAGTTTTACCGGAAATAATACTTTTAATGGAAATATATATTTAGCTAATAATAAAAATATCGGAGGTGAGAATGTAAGTGGTACTGGAGCTCGTCCATTAGTATCAAGAAATACATCAGATGAAACACAATTAGGATCTACACATCATCCTATACGATTTGGAAACTATGTTAGTTCATCATATGATATTAAAACAACGGCTACTATAGAAGCATTAACTGGTTCATTTAGTTATTTAACAGGATCTAGTCCTATAGTAATAGATGCTGATAATATTAAAGTTGATTCTGTAGGAAATGTTAGTAATATAGCTGCTATAACAGCGTCAGGAGCTATATCTGGTAGTGGTGATTTATATGGATTAGATGCAAATAATAAATTATTAGCGTTAACAGAAATTTCAATATCTAGCGGAGAACCAGTTACATTTGATTTACCTAGTAGTGGTACTACTTTTAGTGCTATTAATTTAAATAGTGATGCAACAAATCGATTTGCAAAAATAACATTTGTAGCACCTAGAAGCGGAAATGTTAGAATTGAAATGCAATTTAATATGATTATAACAACCAGCACTGATAAACCATTAATTGGATTACATAGTTCAAAAACAGGTACGACACAGCCAGATGTAGGATGGTTTTTAATTAGATCAGATGAAGATGCTGCACCAACAGATTATAGAGCAACGTTTATAAAAACTGGTTTAACACCTGGAACATCATATTCATATTATTTTATGGGATTAGCTGATTTTTCATCTTGTACAATTCGAGCTGGGAAACAATGGACAGAAGCATATGAT